AATTGCAGCAGGAACAATCACTGCAACGCAAATTGCAACCGATGCAATCACAGCAGTTAAAATTGATGTAAATAATTTACAAGCTATATCATCAGACTTGGGTTCAATATCAGGTGGTGATCTCAATATAGGTTCAGGCACTTTTGTTGTAGCTAGTAATGGAGCTTTGACTGCAACATCAGCTACTATCACAGGTGAGGTTAATGCAACTAGTGGAACATTTAATGGTTCTATATCCATAGGCTCAGGAAATAGCATATTTAAGGCTGATTCTAATGGTATATATCTTGGAAACGCAACTTTTGGTTCAGCACCTTTTAGGGTAACTCCAGCAGGTGCATTGACAGCTACAGGCGTAACTATTAATGGTGATTTAACATTAACAAATATAGATGGAACTACAGTAACTTATAATGGTGGCAATCTTGTAGTAGGAACTATTGGAAGTGCAAATCTTGGTTCTACTGCAATATTTCCAGCAACTTTAAGATTTGAAAGAAGTAATGCCACTACAGCTCCTTCTGATTCTGAATTCAATACTGCATTTGGCAGAAATCCAAAAGCTAATGATATTGTTGTAGTTGCAAGAACAGATACTAATGCACAAGTTGCTTACAAACATGATGGTAGTTCTTTTTCAGCTATAAGTAATTATATTGATGGAGACTTAATTGTTGATGGAAGCATAACAACAGATCAGATAGCAGCTAATTCTATAACTGCAACAGAGATCAATGTTGCTAATTTAGGTGCAATATCAGCTAACTTAGGAACTATTACAGCAGGAAGTATAGATGCTAGTAATGTAAGCATAACTAATTTAAATGCAAATAATATTACTGCAGGTGAATTAAATGTAGCTAGAATTACTGCAAGTAGTATAGATATAGCAGGTAAAGCTGTTTCAGGAAGTATAGGTGTCATTGATGGTACAGCAGGTGAATCAGGTAATGTTACAGAATTTATTGAACTGTTTAGAAGTGGGTACACATCAGCAGAACCATTTCATATTGCAAAAGTAAACAGTGGTTCAAATTATGCTACAGGAGATGTATTAGGTGCATCATCTGTTGTTTCAGTTAGTGGTGGTGTTCCTTTGTTTAGTCATCAATTTACAACTCATGCTTACAGCGGTAACAGAACATTTATAATTCATGGAGAAGTAGATTATAAGGGTACTAGCAGTAGCAACACTGAAACATTATTTGTATTAGCTGTCAGAGCAACATCTGATGTAACAGCTTTTACAAGTACATCTGCAAGTGATTATTTAGCAACAGAACATTTTTCAGCATCAAGTAGTTATGCTTTAGGCAATAGAGGTGTAAATGCAAAAGTCACTTTAGCAGGTAACACAACTATAACCATTTGGTGTTTTGGTGCGACAGATGATGTAAGTGGAAGTACAACATCACCTTCAACATCAAGTTTTGATCATGGTGCAATAACAGTATATGGGTTAAATAAATAATGAATACATACTGGCAAGAAGTAATTGATAAACGCAATAGAAAATTAAAAGATTCTGATTGGACACAAATGCCTGATTCACCACTCACAGATAGTAAAAAAACAGAATGGGCAACCTATAGACAGCAATTAAGAGATATACCAAACAATTTAAGAAGTCATTCAAACTATGTAAGTGATGATGCAAGTCACCCTTATGATGGTTCAATTATGGCGTGGCAATTTCCAACTAAACCAACTTAAAAAAGGAGTTAATTATGGATAATAATATGGGTAGTGGTCGTTTTGGTGGCGACATGGATAGAAATGAAGTAGAAATGGACTTAAATAAGTTCATGGCTATGATACAAGAAATCGGTGAACTTAAAGATAAGATCAGAGAACTAGAAGATGTAACAAATGTTAACCCACATCAAAAATGGATTCATTTAGCACAAGCAGTAGATTCATGGCGTATCTTTCCTAGAGCATTCTTAACTGTTTATATAATTTTACTTTACACAACTGTTATGTGGTTCATGGGTTTAGATGAACCAAGCTTTGAACAGTCAGGTCTTATATCTGTTGTTGTAGGTGCAGGTGCAGCTTGGTTCGGACTATATGCAGGTACTTCAGGTTCTTCTAAGTCATTTAAGGGCGAAGGTAGTAACGATTAATGGAAGTATTTGACCTTATAGAAAAGGTCGGTTTACCCATAGCAGGTGGTCTTGTTATGGGTTACTTTATATTTTTAATTATGAAACAACTTATGGGTAATCTTGTTAACGATATAAAAGGCATACAAGGTATTACAAAGATGCTTATTACTAGAGCATCAATAATGAATAACGATATTATACGCATTGATACAAGTGTATCTAGTGCTTTAGATTTATCTCCTGACCTAGACAGAATAGCGAGAGCAGAAAACTTTGTTGAAGATGGGAAGATAGATGCTAGAAGGGATTAATGGACATAGTTGTATTAGTAGAGAAGTTTGGATTCACTACAATTATGGTAGTAGGTCTAGGTTATTTCGTTTACTTTGTATGGCAGACAATCACTAATACTATTGACCCTGCTGTTTCAGAAATGAAGAAAACCATAATCAGACTTACTGACCAACTTCGTCTTTTAGACCAAGATATGATACGCTTACAACAGAAAGTTAATACTGTTTTAGAATTAAAAGAACAAGAGGTATATAAAAATGGTAGAAAAAAAGAAAAGAGGGAGACCTAGTAAAGCTGATATTTTAAAAAAACAAAATGCAGCTGAAAAAGATAAACTGTTACAAATTATATTATCTATAGGTTTAATATTATTTTTAGGGGTTTTAAGTATAAATGCTAAAGCAGATCAAATAACACACAAGTTTAAGTCACCATCTTTTAGTGGTGTCAATACTTCAAGTCATTATCTTACTATTGAAAATCAAGAATTTAATCGTAGACAAACTATTAAAGATGAAATAAAAGCTGCTATAGAAGAAGCAGAAAGAGACAAAGAAAATTCTACAGTTCAACGTTTTATTCGTAATTTTGAATCGCGTGTATATGCAGAACTATCAAGACAACTTATAGCTAATTTGTTTGGTGAAACACCACAAGATAGCGGAACTATAACCTTAGAAGGCAATACTATAGAATACAGTTCAGATGGAACTTATTTAACCCTGAAGATAACCGAGCAAGATGGAACAATCACTCATATTACGATTCCTATTGGTAGCTTCACTTTCTAGTTGCTCTATCTTTGACCAGTATGCTGATACATACGAGCAAAGATTTAAAGCATATGATGTAGTTAAAATAGAAGAATTACACTCTAAAGAACTTGCATTAGTTAAAAAACCTATAATACAACCTATAGTCGCTGTTTATCCTTCAGCTTTTACAGATCAAACAGGACAAAGAAAAAGCAATAGTGAGTTTGCTTTATTTTCAACTGCTGTAACACAAGCACCCTATACATTATTAATAAGATCATTAAAACACGCTAGTAATGGTGAGTTCTTTAGAGTCGTTGAAAGAGTTGGTTTAGAAAACCTCGTAAAAGAAAGACAGCTTATAAGAAGTGCTAGAGAACAATTTGCAAAAGATGGTGAAGATAAGAATGTGCCACCACTGCTATTTGCAGGTGTATTGCTAGAAGGTGCTGTCATAAGTTATGATAGTAACTTGTCAACTGGTGGTATTGGTGCTAGGTATCTAGGAATTGGAACAAGCATACAATATAGAGAGGACAATATAACAGTTAGTCTTCGCATGGTATCAGTTGCAACAGGTGAGATACTTATAGAAGTATTAAGCCAAAAAACCATATTTAGTTATGGCAAGTCAGAAGATGTGTTTCGCTTCATAGAAATGGGGACTGAATTAGTTGAGGTTGAATTAGGTAATTCACGCAACGAATCAACTACGATTGCTTTGATGAAAGCTATTGAAGGAGCAGTCTTAGAACTAATAAATATCGGTTACGATAGGAGTTTTTGGAAACATGAAGATACTAAAATTAACAAGCCTGATTGTGATGCTGACTGCATTGCCAACATTCGCGGCTGATAACGAAATATATTTAGATCAAAGCGGTACAACATTAAATCTTGATATAGAACAATTAGGTATATCTAACATCATTGGTGGACTTAATTCAACTGCAGGTAATTTAAACGCTTTTGATATTGATGGTACTACTATGACTATTGATATTAATATGATTGGTAATACTAATAAATTTTTAGGTGATATTTGG